TAACGTTGCCTCGGATGTCGATGTTTGCAACGGATGGGAGAGTTGATGTGACGCCGGTCAGCTGGGAACCGTTGCCAAAGAAGTACGAGGCTGTTACGTTGCCATCTGCAGCAAAGCGGACGTTTGCAATGTTGCCAGCAGTTGCGATGATGTTGGTCACATTGGCGTATGATCCAATAACGTTGCCTCGGATGTCGATGTTTGCAACGGATGGGAGAGTTGATGTGACGCCGGTCAGCTGGGAACCGTTGCCAAAGAAGTACGAGGCTGTTACGTTGCCATCTGCAGCAAAGCGGACATTTGCGATGTTGCCAGCAGTTGCGATGATGTTGGTCACATTGGCGTATGATCCAATAACGTTGCCTCGGATGTCAGATGATGAAACTGCTGGTGGAGTAAAAGTTGCTCCAGTTAGGAAAGCTCCATTTCCTATGAAATATTGTTCTGTAATAATGTTTCCAGAAGCATTTAACTCATCAAAATGACTTGCCCACGGAGTCAGGAAATAACTCATTATACGTTTGTTAAGATTAGATAATATGTTTTTTTTATTTTTTATATACAATTCTCTCTCCGACTTTAGACTGCGTCAACTTCAAAGCATCTGTGAAAGAAGGTTTGCTCCATAGCAAGTGTTTGCTCCAGAACCCTGGTGTGTACTTTCCGGCTCTCGTCCAGTCTTCTCTTTTCTGATGTCTGATTACATATCTCTTCATGCGTGCGGGATCTTTGTGAATTGTGTAATCGCTTGCGCCAAATTGTCCGAAGTAAACCGTTTTCACTTTTTTCTTTGTCTTGTCATCCAAGAACACTGCCTTGAATTTCTTTGGCCCTGATTTCTGTTTAGTGAGTTCTACCACCATGTTTTGTTTAAGTTTACATGATATTTAATTATTCAAGGTCATCAAAATCAGAAATCATGGTTTTCTTATAAATAACGTGTCGATATATCAGTCACTTTCCTCAATGTGGTAGAGATAGTCAAGAAACCCTGCGCTATACTGCAAGGAACGGGCAGGGCTGAGAATGTCCTCTACATACAGACTATCAGATGTTTCGTTTAGCATCACGGTGGAAACTTGCAGAGCAGAACAATAAGCCACTAGTTCGCTCTCTTTTACACGACCGATGATTACGTTGTCAAACCTGACATCCCTGGTGATTGCATAGGGATACTTGAAACTGAGAACCTGACCCCTTGCCAAGTTGGAAAAGGGCTCTACAAGGTCTTCGCAGAAAACATACTCAGCGTTTGTAGTAATGCGATGATCTATTGCCTTTGCAAATTTTGCTGCAAGAGGAAGCTTTCTGAACCCAAAGATGGCGGCTCCGTCAATGTTAGCAATTGCGTGGTTATGAGGAATGCCTGCCATGTTTTTGGTGTTTGTAATTTGGGTGACCACAAAGAGAGAAGCCATAATAACTATATGATACACACATATCAGATTATTTTAAGTTAATTATGTCGATATACTTGTCATTTGACCCAGGTTTGACAAAGTATATATAAAATGCCAACAAATAAGATAAATCACTTACTTAAAATATGAACACTCCTCTCTGCTTCCACTCCATTGACACCATGGTTCCCAATGCGCCAAAGAAGCCATCTGCTCCGCTCACACTTTATCGGTCGGACTCTTATGAAGTTGAAGAATTTCTTGCAGCTGTATCGAATTATCATCCTGCTGATGCAATTATCACGTCTGGCAACAATGATCTAGAAGACACCGCGAGTTCACAACCAAGCATCAAGCGCAAAGTGATTAAGTCTATCATGAAGTGCTTTCGTGCCTAAACATCAAAACCTATGTAAATAATATCAGTTGTCTTATTCTTCAAAACATCGTTCACGGCTTTGATAACAGCATCAAATCGTTCAGCACGAACTCGTTTGGCAGCGACACCCCAAGGGTTCTTGTGTTTTGTGGTGGGATTCACGCGGACCCAACACACATCTGTATGTGGGTATTGTTTGAGAAGTTCAGCGGACACCATATGCATTCGAGACTCATCACAAGCATACCTTTCGTGGCCGTTTTCATCGACCTCAAGACACACGGTGATACCATCGCCAAACACAATGCCATCCAGACGCGCAAATTTCTTGGCCGTCTCATTGGTGTCGTATTTAACGATGAATTCCCTGCGTTTTACATCAATCCTTCCAGCAATGTGCTTGAAGAATGCGTTTTCATACTTCTTGCGCGTTTCGCGCCGAGAGTCATCGGGGTCACATGACAGACAATACTGACATGCTGATGCAAGATGATAATTACCTGGACACTCTACACCATTGTATCCAGGGCATCTCTTGCCGATGACATTTACCATCCCTGGCGTCTTACACTCAGCGCAACAAATCCCCACGGTTTCTCCTGGGAAATTGAAACTTGGTTGCTTTCCACATGAACATTTCTTGCTAGCAACATTTACCATCTCAGGAGTCTTGCACTCAACGCAATAAATTCCCATGGTTTCTCCAGGAAAATTAAAATTTGGTCGCGTTCCGCATGGACATAGCTTGCTCACAACATTTACCATCTCAGACGTCTTGCACTCAGCACAACAAATCCCCACGGTTTCTCCTGGGAGATTGAAACTTGGTTGCGTTCCGCACGGACATAACTTGTCCTTGACATTTACCATCTCAGGAGTCTTGCACTCAACGCAACAAATCCCCACGGTTTCTCCAGGAAGATTGAAACTTGGTATCTTTCCGCACGGACACTTCTTGCTCACTACATTTACCATCTCATCAGTCTTGCACTCCTTGCAACAAATCCCCACGGTTTCTCCTGGGAAATTGAAACTTGGTCGATTTCCGCATGGACATTTCTTGTTGACAACATTTACCATCTCGGACATCTTGCACTCAACGCAACAAATTCCAACAGTTTCTCTAGGAAAATTGAAACTTGGTCGCGTTCCGCACGGACATAACTTGTCCTTGACATTTATCATCTCAGACGTCTTGCATTCCTTGCAACAAATTCCCATGATTTCTCCTGGGAGATTGAAACTTGGTATAGTTCCGCACGGGCACTTCTTGTTCTTGACATTTACCATCTCATCAGTCTTGTGCGCTTTACACCATCTGGGTTTGAGACCTTTGGTGTTGTACAATCCTTGTTTCCTGCACTCTGGGTGTTTGCAAATTGTCATTTGTATATCACATTTTCAGTTCATTTATATATTAAGAGTGTCGATATGAATAAATATATTGGGATAAGATAAATGAAGACGCATCCTGTAAAGACGTCCCCATATAAGATGTCACCAAAATTGGCTGGTGGTCCAGAGAGTCATACTTTGCCAAAGGGACGTCTCAGCCCGAGAGAGAACCTGCCAATTCCTGGCGAGGATTTTGCAAGAAAGACAAAGACAACAAGAGATAATATGACGTTTGTAGTCTCAAAGTACGGAAAACGCATTGGAGGTGGGGTCAATGGCAAGGTGTACGTGGCAAAGGTCACTTTGCCACTCATTGCCAAGTTGAAAGAAGGCATGCAATACGGCGGTGGCAAGGTGTTCTATGAGTTTCCCAAAGTTGGCTCGATAGTCATCATCAAAGAAGTGAGGCAGCAAGGACGGATGAACGACGGGCACTTCATATCCGAAGCAATCCGTGAAAACACAGTTCACAAGAATCTCACCGACACGCCCTCATGTGCCAGAGTCCCTGGTGCTACAAAACCAGCATGCATATCAGATAATGTTCCAAAGTTCTACTTGAGTTATATTATCAAAGGGGGGAAATTAGCACAGCACACTGCGATAACCGTGATGGACCCGGCCGGGACAGTCAGCCTTGCTAAGTTCTTAACCATGTTGCCAAACAAATCATATATGGCAAGACTTTATGTGAATGTGGAGCAAATTGTGTGTTCTCTATGGCTTGCGGGTTATGTACACGGCGATTTGCACCGCGAAAACATTATGATAGATTCTTCTACAGGGAGGGCAAAATTGATTGACTTTGGCTTTGCGATAAGAATGCCAGACAACTTCCCTGCTCAAATTGGCAAGGATGTATCTGACATGGTGTCAGAGGGGTCAAACAGGTCATTTGCTGAGATATGGACGGAGAAACAAATCAATGGCAAGCAAACTCTGGTGGATTATTCTAACAGAATCATCAAGCAGCGTAGTTTCCCCTGGTACAACCCAGATTACAAAGTTCTCCAGACTCTGTGGAATCAGATCCCAGCAGATGACAGAGCAAAGCTGCCACAACTGCGTTCTGACAAGTGGGGCATAGCCATCAAAGATGTAAAAATGAGTCCAACAAATAGCCTTGAGAGTGGAGAAATCAGAGTTACACCAGTGAAGAAGAAAACTCCGTGGAAACCTCGTGATGGTAAATACTGGGCAGATGAAGTAGATGAAGAATCTCCCTCTAGTTATGCAAGTGCCAAATCTGCCAGAAGTCCTACTCCTGTATCTAAAAGATCGCCAGCTCCTGTTTCAAAGAAGGAACGAACCCCAAGTCCAAGTCCATACTCGAAGGCAACTGTGCCAATTTCATTGAAGGAACGCACTCCACCCCCAGCTCCTGTTTCAAAGAAGGAACCTGCTCCAAACGCGACATCCCTTGACAAAGTTAATTCCAAAGGTCGGAAAGTGTTCCGGGACATAATGGGGCGCACGTATGTGGAGCAAAATGGAAAGAAGGTGTATGTAAAGAAACTATTCACGCCAAAGATTGCTGATCAGAAGCATCTTACAAGCCCGATGATCGATACGGGCAAGATAGATGCTAAGAAACGTAAAGTGTTTAAAAACTCCAAGGGGCGTACGTATGTGAAGCAAGCAAATAAGAAAGTGTATGTTAAGAAATTGTTCACTCCACAGGGAGATATTAAGGAAGTTAAGGAAGTTAAAGTTATCAAGGAAGACAAAAAGAGTCCAAAGATAAACACTGGCAAGGTTGATGCCAAAAAGAGGAAAGTATTTAAGAATTCCAAAGGACGCACACATGTGATGAATGGTCCCAAAAAGGTGTATGTTAAAAAACTTTTCACACCCAAGGCTTAAATAAATAACTTAAGGAAAAAAGTGCTTCATTGATATCACTCATACCAATGAACAACGATCTCCTCCAACGCCTGCGCGAAGCTGCCCTTTCTCAAATCCACGTGGGAAATGAGTTCAAGAAAGCAGGACGGGCTTACAATCAGAATGGTTCCAGATATTTTACATATGTTCTCCTCCTCGAAAATGGAGGCAAGAATGACAAGATATACGTTGGCGATACCGATAACATCTACTCCCGACTACTTGCTCATATAGAGCTCAGCCCCAGTTCGGCCGCATGGGTGAAGAAGCACGGTCCCGTCAGACGCATTTTAGAAATAACATATGATGCCCAGCCAGGTGCAGAGAAGGAACGGTTCCTTGAGTATGCAAGCATCTTCGGATTTCCAAATGTCCGAGGCAGTTGGTGGTGCCGTACAGCAGATGCGAGTGCCCCATACTTTCTTGATGAATTTGTACGCGGAAAGGTGCCGCATAATTTCATGAGCAGATCTGAAATCCACCAAATCGAAAAAGATATTAGGAAGATTGCCGCAGAACGCCTGGAAGATTAAATGTCATTTGATCCAGGTAATTCTAAATATATAAATAGGAAGGTTTGTGTCTTTCGTCTATCAAACAATCAAACAACCAAAATGTTCCTCTATAACCGCCCATCAGACACGTCGGCAAATGGCTGCTTCTGCGAGGTGCCAACTATCATTTATGACTCGCAAATGGGCACTGAAATTTGCGCTGCCTGTGGAGTTGTGTTGGAAAGCGTGCTCGACGAGTCGCCAGAGTATGGCTATGATGAGAATGGGACTGACATATCATATGCATCCTCTTTCTCCGGAGTTGTTATCCAGACCGATAACGCGCTCACAAACAAAATTCAGAAAACCATGATGACTTCCGCAGATGTGGAGTCGAGCGAAATGAAGAAAACAATTCACACCATTTGCGACGCTTTCCACATCCCATCCCCTAATACCATCAGGGACACTGCGATTGAGCTGGCTTCGAATCTGCGTGAAAAGGTAAAGATATGTGGAAAGAAGAGGTATGCCTGCTATGCAGTTGCGGTTTACTTTGCCTGCAGCCTCAGCCACGCAAAGCGGGAACTTCGGACATTCCACACGGTGTGCTCAGTTGAAATCAAGAACCTCAACTTTGCAGTCAAGACTTTCCGCCAGTATATTGGTGAGCAGCTCGTTGAAAAGAACAACCCTCATGATGCTCTGATTTCGTCAACTATTGCCAAGTTCAGCATCTCAGAGGAGCACAAGAAGACACTTCGTAAGTTGGTCCTCAACATGGCAGAACAGAACACGGACATCTTCGACTCTGGACGCAAGCCACGGACGATCATTGCTTCGCTCATCATGATTAACGTTTTTCGCAGCGACGTCCCTCTTGACATACGTGAGATTGCTGATGTCATGCAGATCTGCCACTCGTCTATTTCTTCAGGAGCAAAGGACCTGTCTAAAACTTATAATATCGAATTCTGAGGGTTTTAAACAGCGATCGACTTGGTCATATCGTCACATCTTGTAATAACTTAACTAAAAATATCATCTGTGTAAGAAAGAATGCTCACCTTTATCAACACCTCAAACCGTTGCTGGTTCAACGCGGCTATCCAGGCAATCCTGCATGTTCCACAGCTGGCAAACATAATGCGAGAAAGTATTTACCAGCAGATGCTATTCACAAAGAGGAAAAACGCAGCAACATTTGCAGATGAACTGTCAAAGCTTGCTAAGACCTATTGGGATTCCTTTGAGCATGAGGACTCTGCAGATATTTCAGCACTGTTGGAAATATTCACCAAGATAAACCGCAACTTTGCCGGGAAGAAACAATATGACGCCACGGAATGTTTCTTGAAGATAATCGAAACTCTCGAAACGGCTTTTGTTCCTAAACCACCCGCCCCACTGCCAGACACATGTGACACCGAGGAGTGGTTGTCCTACACTGGCGATTTTGCACCCACTTTCATCTCGGATATTTTCCTTGGTCAGGCAAAACAACAGCTCTCCGACGGGTCTACAACATTCAATCATTTCACGGGCATCACGGTGTCAGGCCAACACTCTACTATTTTCAATGGTATTGGCGAGTTTTTGAATGACCCAGACACTGGTATCGTCAGAAATATCACCAAGTTTCCATTAATTCTCCCAGTAATATTTCAGAGGAACGAAGAAAGGAGCTTTGTTGATTACAATACTACCCTCCAACTTGAGTCTGCAAACTATGATCTCTTTTCCATCCTTCTTCACGTGAACAATTCTCATTGGGTGACTCTTGCCAAGGGGCCATCTGGTTGGAATCTGTTTGATGATGAAAAAATTACAAGCATCACAGACATCAATGCACTCATTCAACGAGACGCAATTATGTTACTTTTCAAGAAAAGTAACTGATATATCGACAAAAAATGATTTTTATATGAACTGAAATCACTATATACAAATGACAATTTGCAAGCACCCAGAGTGCAAGAAACAAGCATTATATAACACCAAAGGTTTCAAGGCCAGATGGTGTAAAGTACACAAAACATCAGAGATGATTGATGTTGTTCACAATAAATGCGTGTGTGGAAATCGTCCGAGTTTCAATCTTCCCGAAGAAACTGTGGGGATTTGTTGCAAGGAGTGCAAGACATCATATATGATAGATGTTAATAACAAGAAATGCCCGTGTGGAAAACAGCCAATTTTCAATCTTCCAAAAGAAACCGTGGGGATTTGTTGTGTTGAGTGCAAGATGCCAGGAATGATTGATGTTGTCAACAAGAAATGCCAATGTGGTAATCGTCCGAGTTTCAATCTTCCAGGAGAAACCGTGGGGATTTGTTGCAAAGAGTGCAAGACACCAGATATGATAAATGTCGTGAGCAAACTATGCCTGTGTGGAAAGCAACCGAGTTTCAATCTTCCCGGAGAAACTGTGGGAATTTGTTGCAAAGAGTGCAAGACATCATATATGATAGATGTTGTGAGCAAGAGATGCCCGTGTGGAAAGCAGCCAAGTTTCAATCTTCCGGGAGAAACCATGGGGATTTGTTGCTTGATGTGCAAGACGCCAGAGATGGTAAATGTCGTCGACAAGCGATGCCCTGGATACAATGGTGTAAAGTGTCCAGTAGGATATCTTCTTAACAATGGGTGTGAGTATTGCCTGTCGTGTGACCCGGACAACTCTCGACGGGACAAGTTCAAGAAATATGAAAACGCATTCTTCAAGCACATCCAAGGAAAAATTGATATTAAACGCAGGGAATTCATCGTCAAATATGACCCTCTGGAGACTACCAAAAAATGGGCGCGTCTGGACGGCATCGTGTTTGGTGATGGCATCATTGTGTGTTTGGAAGTTGATGAAAACGGACATGAAAGCTACTCGTGCGACGAGTCTCGAATGTACATGGTGACTGCTGAACTTCTCAAGGAGTATCCGCATACTGATGTGTGCTGGGTCCGCGTGAACCCCACTACCAAGCACAAGAATCCCTGGGGCATTGCTGCAAAGCGGGTCCGCGCCGAGCGATTTGATGCCGTGATTGACAAAGTGAACGATGTTTTAAGTAACAAGACAACTGATATTGTGTTTATCGGGTTTGATTAACTGATATATCGACACTTCTGATGTTTTAAGAAACCCATGTAACCATAACATATACACAATGACTTCGTATTACAAGTGCCACTGTGGGTACAGCACCAAGAACAAGGAATACGCAGGGTTCCACAACCACAAGCTTTGCCAAGCAACTGAATTCAAGTCTGAGTATGAGGGGGCTGGGGGTCTCATTTACTTTTCCAAAAACGGAAAGACCTCTTCGTTTGGCAAGTGGTACGAGTCCGAGGAAAGGCTCCTGGCCACATTTGCAGGTCATGAAGTCAAGTTCCAATATTATTACAACTGTGACATGGAGTTCACTCGGCTCCGGAGCCGTGCTGTGCAGCTTGGTCTTGTATCCAGCGAATGTCCAACAATGATTGTTCGCAATGATTCTGCTGAGAACCTGTTCAATGAGTTTTGATTTCTGATTACATGTAATTACGATTGCACAAATTTAATAATTTCCTCAAACTTGATATTCTCGTCAATGTTGGCACGGGTCTTCTTGAAAGTTAAAAGATCATTAGCCTGCAGCTTGTCTGGCCTGTCGTGCAGAGCATGCCAGTTGCCATTCTCGTACGCGCACTCCACAATCGTTCCGACCAGGAACAGCTTCTTGGACATGTCGATTTTGCCCACGGGGACATTTTTGCCAACTTCAGGGTCGTAGATCCCGATGGTTCCACGGCCATCCAGAATGACAAAGTCCACAGTGTGGGTGCCTTCGGGCTTCAGCTTGTAAAAATGAAAATTCCTGCCATATACCACAGGGTCAGCCACAGGAACCAGTACAACACCGTCACAGTGATATGTAGACTCTGCCTTGGCAAGACGCTTGCAGACGTCGGGAGCATCCAGGGGGATCCACTTCTTGACCATAATTTTAACGGGGTCATTGGGGTGTGCGCGGAAAGACTTCATCGACCGCTGCATCGCAATGATGCGGCCATCCAAAGAAAGCTGAGACACTGTGATGCCAGACACGACAACGGCATCAAAGAAAATAAAGACCGGGGTCCCAGACTTGTCCACTGTAACCTCGCCATCAAAAATGCTCCCCTGGAAAAGCACACGTGGGATACACTGGAGGGGCAGGAGGTAAACACTCATCGCACGGTCGATGATGACACACAACTTGATGTCATACAGGCGCATGCAGCACAGCATAAAGCGAATACCATCAGTCTTCTCGGCCACCACATAACCCGACTTCAACTTGTACATCTCGGAGCGCTCAAGACTGACGGGGTTGGGACCAGGGAGACGGTTCCTCGGGTGGTCGTCCATTGACAAACGCTTCATCTCGGCAATCACATCAACAGATGCCTTGCCGGTGACTTTGTGGAGCTTGATGGTCGTGCCATTGACGACAATGCTGGAGCGTTCAGTGGAGATCATTGTTGTTGGTTGGTTGGTTGGTATGGAAATGCTTTTTTTAAGCTATATAGACTTTTCTTCTCCAGGGTCAAATGACACTTGTGCATGAAATGCAAGATTTGATATTCTATTATCCTGATTTCATGTTATCCTGATTTCATGTTATCCTGATTTCATGTTATCTTGATTTCATGTTATCTTGATTTCATGTTATCCTGTTGATGTATCTTGTGTATTTGATAATTGTTTACATGGGGTGATAATCAAGCATTAAACTTCGGGGGCATTTTCAGAGGCATTGTGCAGGTAGCGTTCCTCAATAAGTTCCTTCTGCAGCGGAGTGTAATTCCAAGTGGTACATTATTACAAAAAATATCTCAAGACATTTTGTAACAGTTGACAGTGACACAGAAGCCAAGAACACACAAAGTTTAGCCTGCCTTGCGCTGGGACCGTAACCTACTCTTGGCAATATTCAAGTTAATTTGCGCATTTTCAGTCTTCAGATTTATCAGTTTTTTCTCCTTTTTCAAAATGTTCATCTTGTTTTTCATACTCAATTTAAGAGTGAGCTTGGTCTCATTGTTAAATCTTTTCTTTATTTCATTTTCAGCCTTCTGAACAGCATTTCTCTCTTTCTTCAAATCTTCCATCTTCTTCTCAATACGCTTCACGCGATCGTGGGACCTGTTGAGAGCATCGAAATACTTCTTGGGAATGTCTTTCTTTTCAGCACGCGGGGAGTGTCTCACAGTCTTTGTCACGGGATGGCCGCGACCCTCACCAGGGATATGTTTTACGGATGTCAAAGGTTTTCCTGCATTGTTTGCCCATGAAACTTTCTTTGCTGGCGCCATATACTAAGAACATAGATTAAATGTCATTGGGAATCCAAGGAAGTTTGGTTGGCTTGGCGCAATCAGGGCACGCTGGAAGCTGAGTCGGTTTGGCACAACTAGGGCACGCTGGAAGCTGAGTCGGTTTTGCACAACTAGGGCACGCTGGAAGCTGGGTTGGCTTGTTGTCTTCAGGGTTGTAGATGGGCTGCATTATCTCAGGAAGTTTGCTTCCGCCATTTTTGAAGAATTTCTTGAATGCCACATAACAGACATACAGAATTACAGCCGCTAGAAGCGCCAACACAACAGGATGCTTGATTGTTTTTACAACGGTCTTCATAGAGGCATTCATTATCTATATAAATATGCAAATATTTTTTAAAGGTGTCATTTGACCCAGGAAAAGAAAAGTCTGTATAAACTAACCAAATTGATTTTACATTAAAATCAGTATGAAGTCTGCAAAGGAAGTTATGCTGGTTGACATCACAAACGGAGTTTATCAAAATGTTAAAAACATTATAGCTTCATTTACTGAAGCAAAAGAAACCGATTCGGAGCTCAGTATCATCGTAGATAATGACTATATCTTTAATATCAATATCAAGATACAAAAAGATGAACTTCTCAAAGACTTTATTAAAACATGTTATTCAAAGGATGAAAAAACTATGACCGTGTTGGAATTCGAACAAGAACTTCAAGAAATCATATCTGAGTCGAGAGTCGTATGTTGCGAACACAAAAGCCTTCAGAAAATTGAAGATGCCAAGTGTTATGAGTTGGCAAACATAGTACGACCAAAAATCAATACTATTGAGATTGGCACCCGTGTCAAAGTTGAAATATTCAAACCACAGACGTTCATAGTTGCGGAAGTCGAGAGGATGAGCATTGAACAACTGTTTTATTCCGCTTCGGTTCATTATATATTTGATGTGATGGGAGATGATGATATGTTGAGTCATGCTTTGAATGAGCGTCCTCCGATATTTGATGAATGCTATCGTACATCATCGGTGGATCGCGTCAATAAATCCTTAAAATTCATGGCCTCAAATTTTGAGAATCATGTAGATATCGACGCTTATATCAGAACGTTCAAGCGTTCGTGTGTGATGAATCTGGAGACAGAGGAGTCAAATGTTTTTCATGATGAAGTCAAGCTCATCATGACAAATGAAGCAATAGAAGATCGGAATAGATATGGAACCATGATCTCAAAGAATTTTCATGAAGAACTTCTCCCCCTTGCGTGGCATCCTTCACGGCACCAAGAGTGGTGTCTTGCTTCTGATGAAATAGAATCTTTATCGTCACAATGGAAAATCTAATTTTAATTGTGTCAATAAATGCTGAACATGTAAAGAAAAATAACTTAAACATACTTAAAAACTGTGTGAGTTATGAGTGAAGGCATTGTATTTTTTGTTGCAGAAACATACAAATCTAACATTGCCAAGATTGGCTACAGCACAGATACTAATATAAAAAAACTATACGACAACACCCAGTCCATGAGACTTCCTTCTATCATTGCTTTCTATTCAATCGATGTCGTGCGTGATGAACTTCTCATTCTAAGAAAGCTGAAGGAAAATGACCTGTTGCTTGCAAACAACATGGTCAAGAATGCAAATGACACAATTGACATTTTCACTGGGTTTTTCAAGGAGAAACTCTCAAACGAACCCCCGCAGGTAATCGACGAGACTACCAAGAGAATGATTGACAAAATGCTGGCCGACTCTGATGATGGCGAATAGAGTGTTCGTGTTTTTATGATATTTAAAATGTCTATTCCTGTAAGATAAAGATGAATATTTGCGCCGTCGATCCCGGAACCAAGAACCTTGCTCTATGTGCTATAACCCCAGAAGGAAAAGTTGTTCATTGGGATGTCATTTCTATCAGTCCGGACCCCAAGGGTATCTACGAAGGCCTGGAAAAGATAAAGTTCTCTGAATGGGTAAAGGAGTCAAGTGACGTCGTAGTAGAACGCCAACCATCAAAGAACCCTCGGGCGGTCAGAATTCAGCATTACATCGAAATGTATGCAGCAAGCAATGATGGACGCATGTATTGCATCGATCCAAAACACAAACTGAGTTACGCCTCTACCACCGAATGGTGGCCGCAGCGAGACATCACAAACTGGAACTACAACGAACGCAAGAAACTGTCTGTGGAAACCGTAAAAGAGTATTTGAAGACCACCGACCAAGACCAAGAGTTCATCGAGCTTTTTGACAAGTCCAAGAAGAAAGATGACTTGGCCGATAGTCTGCTCCATGCTCTGGCGTTCATCCACAACATCAAACCATCTCTCAAAGAAACCAGAACACCAATGGCAGTGCGCAACATCAAACCAAAGAAACCAATGGAGTCGCAAATGAAATCGGGCAAGTTTTCTCAGGCAGGTCTTAAATTCCTGGCAAAGGGACTGCTCACTTCCTTTGACGCTTTCGAAGCCAAGGTCAGTGACATCCATGGTTTCTGTACATCGGCTTCAAAACATTTCGAAACTCTTGACAATGCATACATACAATTAGGCGGTAAGCTTTAAATAATAATATTTATATAAATAAATGCGTCTGACACACATGCAACTAATCCTTGCATCTGCCCTTGCTCTGGTTATAATTTTGATTGTGCTTACAATGCTTCTCAAGAAGCCAAAGAAGGAGAACTTTAGTTTTGGAGACGTCTTCAATAAGGTAAAGGATGTTGGAAAGAAAGTCGGCAATGTCGCCAAGGACGGTTTCAACGCGGCCAAGAACGTTGTAGCACCAAACTCATATCAACCTACGTACACGAACAGAATTTTTTACAAAAATTTGTGGGCATGCCCTCCGGGAACTGTAGACGTTGGGGACGAAGCACGCCAGTGCCTTACCAGTGCGTATGGTCCTCAAATATGGCGCGCGGATGCAGGTGGCACCTGGGGTTGGTCTTGCCCCAACGGAACTTCACTTGTAAACACGGGAGATTGGAACCAAAAATGTGCAAGGGGGTTCAGTCAGCGGAAATTGATCGGAGGCACTTGGAAATGCTACGACACCGAGGTCGACACTGGAAAAACTTGGGAAAATTCTGACTACTACGCTGCTCAGCAGCAATGTGCAACTGGTGACGATGCTTCATTTACAACCAGAATATATGATGGAAAAAACTGGGTATGTCCGTCGGGATCTACAGACACAGGGTTCACGTGGAACGATGGAGCTCTTGGAAGCAAGCAATGTAAGATTTCACCTGGAAATTAATTTAGTGGTTCACGAGACCACTTGAAACCATACGCTGTTTTACGCTTTCCTAGAGCACATTCATTTATCTTAGCAATACCATTTTTCTTGTTCAAACGTCGAGCAGCAATTCCTCCTGAGTCAAAGGATTGAATGAAATTGCCTTGAAGATCATATTGATACACCTTTTTTGAATTATGAGTTTCAGTACCAGTTTTTCCATACATATTATTTTTTTCACCTTTTTTGGAGTCGCTCATTTTTTGTCTACTTTCTTCACTTGCTGTCTTACCAAGATTGGCTTCACGAAGTTTTTGCTTGGTCTCTTCACTTAGAGTCTTACCAAGATTGGCTTCACGAAGTTTTTCTTTTGTTTCTTCTGAACGTGCTTTTCCATACATATTATTTTTTTCACCTTTTTTGGAGTCGCTCATTTTTTGTCTACTTTCTTCACTTGGCCTTCCCGTGGCACCACCACCTTCCCGAAGATTATAACCACCAGGTGACAGAGTTCCTAGCAATGCCACGAGCATCTCCTCATAGAAATTGAGGTCCTCATCCGGAACCTCGTACCATTCCTTTTCCACTTTTTCCCATCCGTACTTTTGGATGGCATTGTATACTGCCACACAGTTGCTGCTTGGCAATCGGTGCCCTTCCAAACGTTTATGTATGTCACGAATAGTTTGTCCAATGTAACTCTTTTTTGATGGGAAAGTGAGCCTGTAAATGAAACCCATTGAAGACTATGATTGCTCTGTAGCATTTACATTGTATTTTGTCGATATACATTAAATGACAACCCAAAAATAACCGTCATAACTAACGCCATCGCGCAGCGCAGCATGAATACAAGAACGCTCAACGGGATCATTCGTGATTGACTTGACGGACGAAAACTTTGTGAAACAAAACTTTGTCTCACAAAATCTGACGATAGTTCCAGCAACTTCAATGGCTTCAAAATTCGTGTCTCGTTGGTTCCGCACTTTTGCCCTGGCAACTACTGTAGCAGGTTTCTTCTTGGCCTTTGAGCGTTCCTTTGCAATACGCGCCATATGTTTCTTGTACGAAAACCACTGATCGTCGTCCATGACGATGCACTTTTCTGTGTCATCATCCATCATTTCAAAAATAGGGTGAGATGTCATCAATGACTTTATGTGATGAACAAGCGCGGATGTATCATCCACCACTGAACCAACGTTGATGTCAGGCTCTGTTTTCATGACAAGGCGAACCATTTTGTCTATAATCACGGTTTGTGATACAAGTAGATTTTGTCGATATATATGTATATCGACGAAAACTGAAACTGACTGGTGTGCTACTTGGTGATAGGTTTCACCTTCTTGAGATACAGATTCTGGTGCTCAATGGACCACCGTTTAAACTTGAGAAAGAGAGAAGGAGGAGGAACTACGTAAATAGTTTTGGCGGTTGGTGTTTTGATGTACGCGAAATTGCGATAGACGTCCCACTGAGTTGCCATTTGACTTATCACACTGATTTATTTATTTTATACCTTTTTAGTGTCCGTGGTCAAATGACACGTATATCGACAAAACCGAGTTTCACTGGTCATAGAGATTTTTTTATGTTTTGTTACAAGTGTTTATTGGTCAAGTTTATTTGATCAAGATATCGAAGTTGTTCTTTTTTGTGATAGAATCCTACATACTTTTTTAGAAGGAATGTTTTTAAGAGTTTGTAATTTGTGTTTGTTCTCCAATTTTGCAATGACATATGAAACATTGCATTTTCTGTTGCATTGCATTTTATGGCAATTTTGAGATGTTGTTCTAACATAGAATATCTATCATATATCCATTTTGATATTCTACGGATAGCGTCAAATTTACCAGAAATCTTCTGACCATGCAAATCTAAATATGCCTGGTAGACATGGAATAATTCATCCATTTGTTTTGATGTAAAGTATATCTGATGGATATGGGTCACTAGATTTTTCAAAGCTGCAAATCCTTTTTTATTATCTTTCAACCATCTGTTCTTTTCTTCACGATATAAAATTTGTTTTTCCTTAGACTCACCTCTTTGTAACTCCATTGGTTTTGTAGAGCAGATAGGGCCATTTTTTATATATATGTCCATGAATGACCCCGGTCTATCCAGTTCTCCTATCCTGTCCAAGATAGACCTAAAATTCCAAACTATTACCGACTCAATTTTTGTAAATTCTTGTGCCATCAAAGTGTCGTGTACTTTCAGTTCTTGTCTATGTAAGTATGGGAGATTATACTTGAGACGCACGTCCAATAATTTCATATTCTTGCTCCTTGGCATGTGTTCTTTGAATAAGATTTTTTTGGTCTTCTGCAACTCATTGATTTTTCTTTTCAAAACAGGTTTTCCGTGCGACAGCTTATTCCTATGACCTGTTTGAAATAATCTTGCTGCTGGGATAATACGTGTTGTGGTATGATGACTACCAGGCGCGTATAGATAACCTATGTTATGTGATACACTTTCTAGATCTTCTTTCAGAGTCATCTTTATTACTCCACTGTATTTTTTCTGTCCAGATAACGCAATATTAACGTATCAAGCTTCATGTATATCGACAAAACTAAGATATTACCATTTCTGAAACTTGAAGCGTAGACACAATGAAGATCACAATCGCCGCCCTCCAGTTTTCAGTAACCAAGAATGTCGAGGACAACCTGCGCACTGCAGAGCGCATGGTGAGGAACGCGGCGGCCAACGGTGCCAATGTCATTGTGCTTCCGGAGCTTTTTTCAACCAGATATTTTTGCCAGGAACAAAATCAGAAATGGTTTGCGCTCGCCGAGCGAATTGATTGCGATATGGTGTTCAGATTCAAAAAACTTGCGCAAGAACTTGGCGTGGTAATCCCAATTTCCTTTTTTGAGCGAGTAGTCAACTCTTATTATAACACGGTTGTTGTAGCGGATGCCGATGGCTCGATTGCCGGAGTGTATCGTAAGACACACATCCCTCAGGGGGACTGCTACAACGAAAAGTATTACTTTACCCCCGATGACAATGAGTACGAGGTTTTCAACACCAAGTTTGGAAATCTAGGTGTCTTGATCTGCTGGGATCAATGGAACCCAGAGGCGGCACGCTGTCTGGCTCTTGGCGGCGCTGACTTCATTGTGTACCCCACTGCCATCGGATCAGAGCCCGCCTTTCCCAATGGCGAATCATATCTGCACTGGTCGCGCGCCATACAAGGACATTCGGCAGCAAGCGGTATTCCTGTGATTGTTGCCAACCGCATTGGGCGCGAAAGGTTTGGTAAGTCAAAGATTGATTTCTATGGTGGTTCCTTCGCAACCAACAACAAGGGCGAGGTGGTTTCTCAGGTAGGCGGGGAGCCACAAAAGAATGGGGGTGTAGATCCAGAACCCGTATACATGAAGGGGCATGTCAAAATTACCATTGACACCGATGAAAATGATATGTTCCGTGCTGGTTGGGGCCTGCTTCGCGACCGCCGCCCGGAACTGTATGGTCGTCTTGTCATTTAGCGCATATCGACATTCATAAAAATATAATGGAATTTTTATTGTAATTAACCATATGGGTTTCATTTATATGCTCACTTTTCCATCAAAAAAGAGTTATATTGGCCAAACAATTCGTGACATACATAAACGTTTGGAAGAACACCAATTGCCAAACAGCAAATGTGTGGCAGTATATAATGCCATCCAAAAGTACGGTTGGGAAAAAGTGAAGATAGACTGGTACGAGGTCCCTGATGAGGACCTGAACAAGCACGAGGAACTTATGGTAGAAGTGCTCGGAACTCTGTCTCCTGGTGGATACAATCTCATGGAAGGCGGCGG